AATAGCCGTCCCCCAGTCGTGCGAAGAAACGACCAAAGGACGGCAGAACAAAAGGGCAGAGTTTCAGTCTCCTTCGTATTCTTCAACTTCTCCAATGGGGATGCTGACCAGTTGTGGTCCATTCTCTCCCATATCGACTGATTCCAGGTTAAGGAAGTAGTGTTCCCATGCTTCTTCGTGGTCCATGCCTCTAGTCATGAGTTCTTCGATTAGGAGGTCCGTGGAGTACAGTGCGACGGTATTTCTTCCGCATTGAGTAGCGGTCCCTATGAGGCAATCGTCGAATCCGGCAATAACTACTGCTTCTGGATTCTTCTCTATTAGTTTCTCGATAACGGAGTTGGTCATTTCAGCCACCTCTTTCCCCGTCAGCATAGATACTTCATTGGGGACTTGGAGTCAAGTTCTGAAATGCTAACTACGCATTGAGTGGGTATTGAGGTCAATCCTCCGAATGTGTAATCTGTAGTAAAAGAGTCTGCGACTGTTATTTTTTCTTTTGTGTTTTCGACAATCCAGCCGACAGTTACACAAAGTATGGGTTCTATTTCTTCTTTTATCTCGGAGATGGTTCCTACCCAGTCAGACATGGAGATTATGTCTTTCCAGACAATAACTGTCACCTTATTAGGTAACTTATCTTTCTTTGACTTAGGTTCCTGTTTAGGTTTCATCTTCGCCTTAGATTGGCTAGATCTCTTGATCCCACTCAAAACCCCCCCTCCCCCCATTGCTTTTTAGGGCAATGAGTCAGAGGGGGGACGTGAGGAGGTGTGACTAACTGAGAGCAACTCATTTTCGCCTTGAGTTGGCTGAGTCTCTTTCACCCTGCTACCGAGGACCCCAAACCTGGAGGCCCCCGTCCTTTCGGACGAGGCTCACAGGCATGGTACAGGTGTCTATCGGTGGGTCAAGGGGTTAGAACGGAACTTCTTGAGAAGTAATTGGGGATTTGGGGAACTCCTCAGTGGATTTCTCTCTTGTGCATGTATCTCCGTGGAATGCGCCATCTTTGTTGCATGGTACATTTTTCCCCTTCTTGGATTTGGCCCAGTAGATCTCTGCTTGGCAGTATTTACATGGGTTCTTTGAAGGTTTCTGGCTTTCTGGTATCACCCAGATCCAGGTTCCGTCTTCCTTCTGAGTTCTTTCGGTTGCCGTCCCTTGAGAGCCTCCTGAGGCACTTGTGGGTTGACTTCGTAGTAGATCTCTGATTTCCTTGAGGAGAGATACGACCTCGCTGGTTTCATCGAACATGATGGAACCCCCTTTCTTGTGGGTATTATACTGATATGCGTGGTTTAGTCAACCTAAGATCCAAGGGGAGTCAATGAAAAAGGGACAGAAGCAAGAGCAGAAGAATCCGGACGTTGGGGTCAACAGACAGGCTCAGGTGGGTGGTTACTTGATAAGGGAGAAGCGTAGATCTGACATGAGTGTGGCGATTGATCAGGGTTTGCATTTCACGGATGCTGCTGAGAGGGCTGGCATTCCCTTTGAGGTAGCCATGAGTGCGTCCCGTAAGGATCCTGAGTTCTCTGAGTGGTATGAGGTGAGTAAGGACCGTCCCCGCCTATCGTTGGTCACAAGGCGGAAGTATGAGCCGAAGACATCTCTCCAGATCAAGTCGGACTTTATTAACAAACTCAGCCAAGTGGGTCTATTTGACAAGATCTGCACAATGGCGGAACATGCTGACCCTGAGACTGAAGAGGGTAAGCAGGTACTGGGATTCTTCATGAGGTACATTGTGAAGGACATGTTACCGAAGGAGACGGCTGCGAAGGTGGAGCATTCTGAGACTGCCAGTTACGAGAAACTCACGGATGCTGAGTTATTAGAGCAGTTGCATAGTAGGCGAGAGAAGCGTATTGCTTATACGAAGGAGATTGACGATGCTGACGACAAGCGTCTGTCTCATACTGAGAAATACATAGAGCAAATAGAGGAAGAGGAGCCTGAAGATGTCGGAGAATCTGAGTAGGGAAGAGTTACTTGAGGAACTAAAACTTGAGGAGGAGTTGTCTAGACGCAAGGAGTTCGACATTTTGGGGCGATTGGCTCCAAACAAGCGTCAATGGGACTTTATCAATGTGCATTCTCACGAGACTTTGTTTGCTGGGTTGAATCAGGCTGGTAAGTCAACGGCGTTGTGTATCAAGGCTGCCTACCATTTGACTGGTTTGTATCCTCCTGACTATGTGGGTGTGCGTTTTGAGGAGCCTATCAATGCTGCTATTGGGGGTGAGACTGCCCAGAGTACCCGTGACTTGCTATGTGAGCGTCTTTTGGGTGAATTGACTGACCGTGGTTCTGGTTATTTGCCAGCCAACACGTTCCACCCTCAAGAGGACATTAAGAGGTTAAGTGGTGGTATCACCAACCAGATCGACTTTTTCAGGGTTAAGCACCATGATTCTACGGGCAAGTTCAATGGTTACTCGAAGTGTTATGTATTCTCGTATTCGACTGGTTGGCAGCGACTTCAGGGGTACACCTTGCATTGGATTGGGATTGACGAAGAGCCTCCCTTCCCTGTGTATGACGAGTTCTCTGCTCGTTTGAATGCTACCAATGGGTATATGGACATTTCAATGACTCCTCTCCAGGGTGAGACTGAGTTGTACTTAATGTTTGAGCAGAGCCAGGATCCAATGGCTAGGTTCCTTTTGAACTATGACATCGACGATGCTTCCCACATGACGGACGATGACCGTAGTCGTCTAACGCAGAAGTACGAGAATCACCCCTTGGCTGAGGCTCGTCTTCATGGTCGTCCGGTCCGTGGTGCTGGTTTGATCTACACGATTCCTGACGAGATGTTAATGGTGGAGGATTTTGAGATCCCGTCCAACTTCAAGAAGATCATAGGTTTGGATTTCCCTCACAGTGTGGGCAACTTTGCAGCGGCCAAGTTAGCCTATGACGAGGAGAATGACGTTATTTACCTATGTGGTGAGTACAAGGAGGCTGCTAAGGAGTCGTACCATTATGCCCATAGGGCTATGTGTATGGGTGCTGGCGACATTCCGTGTGCTTGGCCTCACGACGCTGGCCGTGGTTTTACGGACGGTTCGACGGTGGCTTCTAAGTACAAGGACATGGGATTGAACATGCTCAAGGAGTTCTCTCACATGGTAAACCCTGAGGGGAAGAAGACTTTTGCGGTAATGCAGGTTATTGAGGATATCTGTGACCGTATGGCTACTGGTCGATTCCGTGTATTCTTAACTTGTCAGGAGTTCCTAAAGGAGAAGCGTCGTTACAAGCATTCAGGAGTTCCTAAAGGAGAAGCGTCGTTACAAGCATGACAATGGTAAGGTTGCAAAGCGTCAGGATGACCATATTATTGACGCTGTACATAAAGCGGTATTGACGCTGTACATAAAGCGGTAATGATGTTGCGTTTCGCTCGTTCTGATGGTATGGATAAATCGTTGCCGAAGAAACTTCCGAACTTGGATTTCTTTTCGGATTTTTAAGGAGGAGAAGAAGATGCCACGTAAGAAGAAGAAAAAGAAGGATGACATCCCTAGCCCGTACTCTGACCCCTATGCAGGGATGGACACGGAACAGTTGGGTCGCAAACTCGAATTGGAGCAACGGGAACGTGAGATGAGGGAATCTTTCGGCAACGCTCAAATTGGGCGTGTTGGTAGCGGTCGCAATGCCCTGACTTCTGATGGAACTCTGGGATCAATGGGGATGCAGAATCCCAACTTGAATGCACCTGTAACTTCATCCAAGGAATGGTTCCAGAATGTTTTAGGTCTTGGTCTGGAAGCGTTCCTACTCATAGGTGGTCTTCCAGGTTTGGTGGGAAAGGCCGGGGTTGCGACGGCAAGCAGGTTGCCGGGTTTGGTCCGTGGTGCTGGTGCAAGACCTCTACCTGTGCGACCCGAAACATCCATCAGGCGTATTTCCAGTGCTGAATATATTAATAAATACCCCAAGAGTGTTCCATCGAGGGCGGGTGAGCCAGGTCTTACTGAACTGCAAAAACACATGCAGAGTGTGAATAATGCAAGGAAGGCTGCCGAGGCAGGTAAATCCCCAAAGGGTTCACCACAAGGTCATGCGGCAAGGCGGAGGCCTAAAGAGCCACCTAAGTTCTCGAACACGACCGATGGGATCCCAAGAGAACCAAGTGCCGAGTCCGTAATGTTGGATAGGGATCTAAGTAAGAGGTTTCCTTTTTTAAATAAAGACTTCATAGGAATGGTCCGGAATTTCAGAGAGGGTATAAAGGGCAAAGAAATTGACATGAACAAACAAGTATTTAGCAAAGCAGAGAGAGATTTCCGTAACAGACCCGGATCCGAACACCACCCGGATGTAAGGGACAGAGGTACAGCGAATTCGAGGAAAGGGAGACCTGACAATCGGCAGGTGGCTGAACCGTCGCCAGAGAGGGGAGAAGGCTGGAATCAGTTCAGGCCGACCAATAGGGCTTACATGGAGAAGAAAGCAGCCGATGAGTTGGCTGGTTATGACCGCCATTATGCCAATAGATACGACCCAACATTCCCCGGCCATGCTCGTCTGGACAGGGCGGAAGAAGCGATAAGGAAACACCCAGCAAGTCCGGGACAGACGGCGGTACACGGAGATGCTGAGACAATAGCCACGAACAAGGTAATGCGGCGTGAATCCAACCGCATCCCAGATAGCCCACCCATGGTTAGAGGGCCGAGTAATGTTCCCCGAAGAGGGATTCCCGGAGGGGAGAAACTTGGCCGACATATAACTCGCATTGGGGATGACGCTACCACTCGTAGAGGGTTCGAAGAAGGCGGACTTTCCTCTATTGTCGGTGGTGGGTTGTACGAAGGATTCCGAGAGAAGAGAGACAGGAAAGCCAAAGGGTTAAATGACCTCCGAAACCAAGGAATCGGAATAGGCAGGTACGCATCCAGTGCTGCTTCTTCACTGCCTCCATACGGTGGTAGAAGGTAGGAACATTGGTTAACTGGGCAAGTGATGCAAGGCAACATGCCATTACTCAGGCTCAAAGGCGGAAAAAGGGAGAAGGTAATCCTTTAGTCCCCCTTGGGGGAACGCCTGAATATACTGGTTATGCTAGAGATCCCAGGGATAGAAGTAGAACCCACTTCAAGGATTTGTCTTCTTCCCACCCAAATAATCCAACGTTCTCCAAACTCGCTTCACAAGAGGATTCGTACTGGAAGAGTGGTGCTTGGATTCCAGATGCTGGCTTGAAGACAGACACTTCTATCGAGGAGACTATAGGTTTGGTTACTGGCATTCCTTCCTTGGCTCGTCTTGGTGCGACTGGAGTCAGGGCTGCTGTTGGTTCTGGTCGTCAGGCTTTGGCGAACCGTGGTGTTGGTGGCTGGACAAAAGTGATGGACCCAGGCCGTCGTGAGTTCATGAAAGTAGGGGCAGGACTTGCCGCCGCCACTGTTGTACCACCTAAGATTCTAATGGATGTTTTAGGGGGTGCGGCTAAAAAAGCAGCCCCAGCCGCAGCCGCAGCCGTAACACCATACGCCGACTCCGCCGCAGTGGCCCTCTATAAGAAAATCGCTAGACAGGCAAAGGAACACGGAGAGTTCCTACTCACTGACCCTGGTCCAGAATTCTATTTAGGAGGATATCACAGCGAAGCAATGAAAATGTCTAAGGACTTCTTTATAAAGGATATTTCAAGGAAAGGAGCAACACGCAAAGAAATTCAAACTGCAACTAGAGAATATAGAAAAGGCCTACAGGAATCACAAAGAGAGTGGACCAAGGAAGCGAAAGTCTGGACTGATATGAGAAAAGAACTCATTGATGTTAGGGGCGACCTTCCCCATACGACTCTGCCCCTATCTCCACCCGGAACTCCTGGTCGTCTACGCTACCCAGATGGGAAACGTGTTCCCCATATTCCAGGAGGAGGCGAGGTCACACTCAAGCAACTTGAGAAAGATCCACTGGGTCCGGGTCGTATCACCTTTAGACAGCAAAGGAGGGTCGCTGATACGATAGGAAGAACGGAGGAGTTGGCACGTATATACAAAAATGAGGCAGCAGGAGTGCTGGAGTTGATGAGGGAGATACCCACTCTGAGAAGAACAGCAAGAGAATCCTTGAGGGTGCAGAGGACTCAAGGGTCCGTTTCAGGACTCACCCCCAATCGTCCAGGCACAACAATGTCAAGGCCGAGACACGGAGGGGGAACTGTCCCGATCAAGATTAAGCCGGGTGGTCCATCTCCGTCTAGCCCTAGACCTGGAAGGCGAAATAGGACTCGTACCCAAAAGTAGATAATGCAACTACCAGAAGCACAGGAACTAATCAAAAGGTTTGAGTACCTAAAGGGCCGTCGAAACAATTTCGAGAAGGCTTGGCAGGACATCACAGACCTTATGATGCCTTACCGTGGTGACATTACTACCAAGCGTTCACAAGGGCAGCGTAGGGTTAAGGGTGTCTTTGACACTACAGCCATGAATGCTGCTGACTCCTTTGTGAACTTTATCAAGGGTGCAATCATCCCTTCAGGCAATGACTGGGTGAGGTTGAGGGCTAAGGCTCCATTCTCTGATGTCCTTGCTGTCCGTCAGGTTTTGGATGTTGTAGGCGAGCGTATCCTTGCGGCATTAGCGGACAGTAACTTCTACAAAGAGAGTGCGACATTCCTCAGGGACTTCGCTGTCCTTGGTAATGGAACTCTCCATGTCAGAGAAGACATTCCTCGATTGGGGAAAAAGAACCGAGGGACATTCGGTGGTTTAGTTTTTGAGGCTGTCCCTATTGGACATATATGGTTCCAAGTAGGGCACAGGGGTAGACCTAACTACATTGTCAGGCAAGTGGTAATGACTGCCCTCGATGCGTTCAGGTTTTTTGAAGGTGCGGCGGGTCCAGATGTGGAGTATAAACTAAACGCTGGTGACCCGATGGGAGAAGTCTCGTTCCTTCACTTTGTATTCGAGAACGAGGACTTCATTCCCGGCGGTGTCATTTCTCCTGAGGACCGTGAGTATGTAGGTGTGTATGTCGCTGGTGCTGGTGATGCCAGTCTCGGCAAGGGTGGGATTGGTGGTCCTACTGTCATCCGTAAGGCGGGTTATGACACTTGTCCTTACATTGTTGCTAGATGGATGGTTGTAGACGGAGAAGAGTATGGCCGTGGCAGGGGTCACCTTGCTAGGGCCGACGCAATGGGGATCAATGAACTGCGTAGGCAGATCCTGATTGCTGCTGGTAAAGATCTCAACCCCCCATTAATGGTAGAGCATGACACTGTAGTAGAGTTGGACATTACTCCTAACGGGCTAATGGTTACTCGTCCTGCCGTGAAGATGGGTCCGCAGTATCTCAAGTCTGACACTAACTATGCTATTGCCGATGCTATTGCTCGTCAGGATCGTGATCAGATTCAGAAGGCTTTCCTCGGAGATATCCTTGAGGAACCGGATACAACCGAGCGTTGTCTCGTCTATCGGCCTCTGCTGATACGGTGAACTATGAGTTCCTGGATCCATTGATCCAATCTGTCATTGACATTATGTACCGTGCTGGCTCCCTTCCTGAGTTGGATTACTTACAGGAAATGGCTCCTGACGCTGATTTCGAGATCGTATATCAGTCACCTTTCTTCACTGCTCAACGCCAGAGTGGAGTAACCAGGGTTCAGGCATTCATGGAGCGGCGACTAGCATTGTTCCAGGTTACGCAGGATCCTATCTGGCTTGACGATTTGAATTCGAGTGAAGCGACTAACTATGACGCTAGGGTCAGTGATGTCCCTGCCCAGATACTCAGGAGTCCTGAAGAAGTAAGTGCGATCAGGCAAGCGAGGGCAGAGCAGAAACAGGTGGAACAGCGTATGGCTCAAATGCAGCAAGTCGCTGCGATGCAACAAGGCGGCCCGCAGCAGGGTCCACCGCAGCAGGGTCCACCGAAACAAAGGGCACCGCAACAAGGAAGTGGTACTAATGGACAAGTTTGATAACTTGATAGGGGCCAACTCGGGCTTCAGGGGGCAGGAGTTAGTGGACTTCAACAGGGGTACCAGTAAGGCTGCGGCCAAGGGTTCCCTTGCCGGTCTAGTCACCGCATCTTTTGCCGTCGGCGGGGCCGGGGTGGTTAGGGTTGGCGGCACGGTGTTAAAAGCATTAGCCGCTCCCACTCCGTTTAATCCGGGAAGAAGAGCGATGCTACAAGTAGCGGCATCTGCTCCGTTAATCCTGGGTTCCCCCACAGTACGAAGGGTCGTCCAAAATCTGCCACGAGCGAAAAATCTGCTACGACCGGGAAATCCGCTCGGTCCGCGTGATGTTGCAATGAGATACCCTGGCCATGTACTAGGGACTCCGATTGGGACTACGAAAGATACCATATCGCATATTCTTAAGGTACAGCGTGGTAAGGGCTTTGAAGGGGCACGGGGACATCTGCTAAGTAGGATGGAAGATGCGGCTCGTGCCGCAAAGTATAAGCCCTTCTCCCATGCTATAGGGCCGAAACCAGTTCCCCCACCAGTTCCCACTAATATTACTCCAGGACTTAGCACCTTTAGTGGGTTTAATCGGTTCCCCTCTCCGACAGGCCGTCCAATGAACCCAGGAATGATGCAGAGGTGGCTTAACTCACTGAATGCACCGCCTAAACCACCAGACTTTTGGTAAGTAACAGAGAGGACCACTAATGCTCAGTAAGGAAGAAAGGATTTTCTTGGTTGAGACTGAAGAGATCTTCAAGACCGAAAAGGGTCAAAGAGTATTGGACTACTTGAAGAAGGTAC